AGGACTTGATCTTGCGGGAATAGCCCTCGTTCGGGCCGTCGAGTGAGCGCGCGATCCCGTCGCCATAGAAAACGTCGGCCTCAGGAGCCGCAGCGAAGACGATCACATGGCGCGAGGTCACTGCGCTGGCCGAGTAGGTGTTCGTCCAGCCGTCGGTCGAGTTCAGGTCGATGGTGCAGCCTGAATCGCCGAGCCGGTAGCGGCAGGTCTTGCTCGTCACGGGAGAGAGCGACTGCTGCAGCGCTTGCTTCAGGCCGCGGAACTCGAACTTGCGCGTGCTGCGCAGCGTGTCCGCTTCTCCAGTCGTGCCGCGCTTGAGCAGGTTAATGTCGTCGCGAGGCCCTTCGCCGACTCCGACGCTTCCGGCTGCGAGCGTCGTGTCGGTGTAGTCGCATTCGAACAGCCAGAACTTCGCGTTGTCCCATCGGCCCGCGAGGATGTCGGCCTGCGGGTAGCTGGTCTCATCGGGGAAGACCGTCAGGTCCATGTTGTCGACCGCGAGCGAGGACTGCGCGACGAGGTTCGAGATATCGAGACCAGTGCTCGATGCGTAGACCTCGCCGCCGACCGTGACGTCGACATCCGCCGAGGTGAACCCCTGCACGACGCCGTCGGTGCGCAGAACCTTGAGGCAGGCGCAGATCGTCGAGGCGCCGCTGGCATATGCTGCGGCCAGGTCTGACGAGAACGCTTTCAAAGGCGGATCTCCTGCACCTGGATGTCCGGCCAGCTGATGACGAACTGGCCGGCGCTCTTATCGTCGATGCTGGCCTCGCAGAGGTCGCTTGTGAACGCGACCGGGACGTCGAACTCGCCGCTCCATGCGTAGGTGTCGCCGGCGACGTGCCCGGTCACTGTCACGACTCCGGTCGTGGTGCTATAGCTCGGGCTGATGGATGACGTGACGCCGCTGCGCGTGCGCGTGAACGAAGCCCCTGCGTTCGGCTTGTAGATCGGCCGCGAGAACGTCCGCGTACCGAAGATGTAGGCGCGCGTCATCTGGTACGTGCTGCCCGTGACGATGGCGGTGAGCGGCTGGCTCGTCGCTTGATAGTCGGCCCAGTCCTTGAAGCGGAAGCCGTCGAACTGGCCACTGACGTTGTAGAAGAACGCGCGGATCGATTCGAAATCGGTCTGCGTCTTGACGTTGGCGCTGACGTCGTACATGTGCAGCGGCATCGTCCAGTTCTTGTTCGCGTACCGCTGGCCACCCGCGGTCTTCACGACCTCGGTCGAGAACGCCGGACCACCCTTGGCGCCAAAGCTGAATCGCTCGGGCAGTCGCTGTTCGAAGAAGCTCATCCGTTCCTCGCCAATGCTTTCTGGATGCCCGCGCCGTAGGCCGCGCCTTGCTGCATCGCCGTGTCTCGGCTCATGCCCGGTGTGGCCGTCACGTTGAGCACGATGTTCTGCGTCGTGCCGCCTATCGGCGAGATCGTCTTGCCTGTACTACCGCCGTAGGCGAGCTCGGGGCCGCGCTCACCGACGACGCCGACCTGGCCGGGAGGGATCACGCCGCCGTCGGCAAAGAAACCGGAGAACAGCTTCGCGACGCCGGCGATCAGGCCGACGCCGGCGCCCGAGCCGGACGATGCCGGCGGACTGGAGTTGTCGCCGATGCCTTGGAATCCGCCGCCGCTTCCTCCGCCGGTGCTGCGACCGCTGAGGAAGTCGCTGATGAGGCCGCCGGCGCCACCGCTGCCACCGAAGATCGATTCGGCAATGGACTTGGTGCCGAGCTTCAGGATGTCGGTCAGGATCGCGTTCGTGAACGAGTGGAACGCATCGGCCGCTGACTTGGTGCCCGTAACGAAGTCATTCAGCGACTGCTCAAGGTCGGCGCCGAAGGCTGCGTTCAGAGATGCCGCGAGCGGATCCACGGACGCCTTGAGCTTCTCGAGGTTGATGCGCGCCTGCTCGGCGTTGCGCGCGAGCGTCTCGTCGCCTTTCGCTTTCGCGATCGCTTCCTGCGCGGCGACCTCTGCTTCGAGGATCGGTATCTGCTTCTCGCGTTCCTCGCGTTGCCGGATGAGAAGGCCGAGCGACGTCAGCGCGCCAGTCTGCTGCAGGATGCCGAGCCGCACTTCGGCGTTGCTCAGGTCCTCCAGCGTGCGCTGCGTGGCGAGCGATGCCTTCTGGTAGTCCGCCGCGGCGATGGCCGCACTGCGCAGGACCGCGATAGCCTGCAGCCCGGCCTGGTTGCCGTTGGCCGTGAATATCTTTGTCAGCGAGTCGAACTGCTGGTCGAACTTGATCGCAGCTGCGGCGCTGAAGTTTTCCTTCAGTTCGAGCACCTGAACGTTGACAGCCTCGTACTGCTTCGCGAGCGCGTCCGCAGCGAAGCGCTTCTGTTCTCCGAGCAGGAGCGTCTGCCGGTCGGCGTCCTGCGTGGTCTTGGCGATCTTGACGTTGGCGTCCGCGATCTTGCCGGCGGCCTCCGCGTACTGCACGCGCGTCGTGGTCGACTTGGCCTGGAATGCCTGCAGTGCGGCGATCTGCTGGTTGTAGCCGTCGATCTCGCCCTTCGTCTCCTCGTCCTGCGCCGCTTGCAATGCCGCGTAGTAGTTGTCGAGGCCGAGCAGGTTCTGGCCGTTGTAAAGCTGAATGAACTGGTTGCGCGTTGCGAAGAGGTCCTTCTCGGCATCGATGCCGGCCTGGATCGCCTTCAGCTGGTTGTCGAGCTCGCGCTTCGTCGGGTCGTCCTTCGGTCCCTTCGGCGTCGTATCGATCACGCCAACGGAGGGTAGCTCCGGGTTCACGAAGCCGCGGCCGGCGCCGGCCTTGGACGTTCCGGCGACTGCAGCCTGCAGCCGCGTGCGCGCGGCGGCGAGCTGCGCGGCAACCTTGTCGATCTCTGCGTTGCGGGACTGCTCCGTTCCGAAGAAGCCGGCGACGGAAAAGCCCGGGCCGATGTTCTGGAGCTTCTTCAGTTGAGCCTCGAGGACCGCGACCTCGGTGCGGGCGGTGCCCGCCGTCTCCGGTCCGACGCCGAAGAACTCCTTCAGCTTCGCCGTCGACTCGACCAGCACGGGGATCAGCGAGATCAGGAACGAGCGCGACAGGTCCTCGATATCGGCCTTGAGCCTGGAGGTGGACTTGCGATATTCCTCGACCTGCGCGGCCTGGTCCGATGTAGTGGTGGCTACCAAGCCGCCGCTGCGCGCGAGCTCGGTCAGCAGCGGCGCGACCTCCTGGATGCTGCGCTTGAACAGGTCTTGAACGAGGCGCGCCTTGTTGCCGTCGTCCGCATAGCCGCTGAGGGCGACAGCGACTTGCCGCAATGCCTCAGCGGGGTCTACCTTCCGCAGGTCGTTGGCGCTCAAGCCGATGGCCGTCAGCGCCTTGGCGATCGTGCTGTCCGGATTGGTATCCGAGAGCGCCTTGTTGAGCTTGATGATCGACTGCTCGACTACATCGAAGCCGAGCCCGCGCTCTCGAGCAATGCGGTCGATCGCGCTGATGTTCTCGATGCTGGCGCCGGTCGCATCCCGCAGGTGATTGAAGGCATCCACTGCCTCGAGCACCTTCCCCGGCAGATCCCCGATGGCGCTGACGGCCTGCTGGAACTCGCTGGCGAGCAGGTTGCCGAAGAACGAGCCCTTGAATGCCGCGGCGGTTGCCTCGGCCTGCTTTTGCAGTGACTTCAGCGTGCTGACCGCGCGGTTCGTGTCGGTCTCGAACGAGCCGGTCTGCATCAGGAGGTCGAGGACGATTGAACCTGCTGCCATGCGTTACCCCTTCTGCGGCGGCTTGAGGCCGAGCGCTTTCAGCGTGTTCATATCGGCGAGGCTGAACCCGTCGGACGGCGGCCGACGCTTTTCCAGCCAGGCGAGGTGCTCGTCGATGTCGCCGCCAGCCATGGCCTGCGCGATGTGCGCGGCCGGCCTGTAGTGGCGGTGATAGTCGTCGAACGGGTTCTGCTTGTAGAACTCGATCCACGCGAGGAACTCGGCGCGAGGCAGGACTTCCTGCCACTCTGCAACTGAGCGGCCGCCAAGAGCGAGGGCGAGGACGTGCCAGAACCAGTCCTCACCCTTGGCGGCTAGCCTTTTCCCGCGTCGCCCAGTTCCTCGCTGCCGTTGATGATCAGCAGCGCCAGCTCGACCTTGGTGTTCTCGGGGACCTGCGTCATCTCGTCCGGCGTGAACAGCGCAGCCCCGGTCTCGTCGCACATCGCCGAGGCGATGAACTTGCCGAGGTACTTGTCGCGCGCGATGCAGCCCGCCTCGTCCTCCGCGAACGCGCGGATGGCGCCCTTGAACCCGGCGCACTCCGATGACGTCCTGCTCGTGTAGTAGAACGTCTCCTCTGTCCCGTCCAAGTACCGTTTCTTGAACGAGCGCACGCCTCCGCGTGCGAACAGCCGCTCCTTTCCCACGGGTTACGCAGCCCAGTGCGCGGAGGTGAACCCGGTGCGCTGGATCGTCATCGTGCCGCGGACGACCTCGTTGATGGCGGCCTCGAACGAGAGCGTCGCGATGTAGCCGTCGAAGGAAAGTGTCGTTCGGTCGGTCGGAGCGACGAGCTTGCCATCGGTGTCCAGCGTCGGCACGGATGCGGCGTCGCTGAGGGCGACCATCCAGTTCACGGTTGAACCGGCGGCCTGCAGCTGCAGGAGCATCTGATGGCTCGCGTCACCCTTGTACAGGATGAACGGCGCGGAGACTTCTGCGGCGTCCGCGAAGCCGCCGATGTAGGTCCGGAATGCCCCGGTCTCGTCGAGGCAGGTCGTGTCGATCTTGGCCTTCGTGCCGGCGTTGATCGAGGTCAGCCCCGTGGGGCAGGTGAGCTTCGTCACGACGCCATCGGTGTTCGTGATGAAGTCGGCGACGAAGAGTTGCGTGCCTTTTGTTTCGAAGGCGTTGTCGATGACGCTCATGATGAGTCCTTCAGCTTAAAAAGCCGACGTTCAGCCGGCGGGGTTGGAGAAATAGGAGAGGCGCGTTCAGCGCCCGTTGAAGATGTCGAACTGCATCGCCATCCTGAAGAGCTTCGTCTCCGGCTCCTGCAGATCGAGGATGACGCCTGTCATGTATGCAGTCGGCTCGATGGCATCGCGCACCGCGCTCGCGAGCGCATCGACGCCTTGATCGGTCTGGTGCCAGCAGTCCACCTGTACCGTCATGCGGTCCAGAGGCGGAGGATCGCTCAGGTTGTTCTCCGGGACGCCCGCGATAAGCGCCCACGTTACGTAGGGCTTGCCGGTGTCCTGCGGAGCGCTGCCGTGCCTGTAGATGCGCGGCGGGTTGGTGCCGACGATCGCCTTCACGGCCGGGCTTGCCTTGAGGAGTTGGAAGACAGGCGGCAGCATCATTTCGTGTTCTGCCTGGCGAGCTGCGCGACCACGCGGTTCACTGCGGCGACGAGCTCGGTCTGGACGGTGGTGATGGCCTCGGAGGCCTTCGACAGGAATGCGGGGCGGATGAATGGCTCGGGGCGCTGCCTTCCGTCACGACTGCCGTACTCGAGGCGCTGCGCATTCAGGAGCGTCGTCGTGGGCTTTCCCTTTCGCGCGAGCCCGTCAGGCGTCTCCGTGTAGACCTTGCGTCTGATGCGGACGAGGTAGCGCTCCCCCTTGCCTGAGAAGGGAGGTTTCCCGCGCGTCACGATGATGTTCTTCGCCAGCAGCCCCGTGGATTCCGACTTGCCGGTCGACGTCGCGTTGGACGTGGCAGCCGCAAGCGTCGCCTGCTCGGCCTTCAACAGCACGACTGCGCCCTTGCGCAGCGACGTCTTAACCGGGCCGCCCTTCTTGCTGACGATCTCGGCCGGCAAGCTCTCCAGGGTCGCCAGCACGCCCTCGATGCCCTTCACGTTCAGCACGACGTTCATTTCGGCCACCTGTATCGCTTGAACGCGAACGATTGGATCGACTCCCGCCCGGCCTGGATCTCGAAGTCGTCCATCTCTATTGCCATGAAGCCATGCCTTCCCATCCAGTCGACGAAGCCTTCGGCTGTCCAGTAGTAGAGGTGTTCGCCTGGCCTGTAATGCTTCGAAGTACGAATCCCGCCGAGCCCGTAGAAGATCGGCAGGCTGACGAATGCCCAGCAATGGAGCTGGATCTGGCGCAGATAGAAGCCCGGCTCCGGACAGTGCTCGAGCACGTCCCAGAAGGTCGCCGCGCCGAAGTTGGTCAGGCGCTCCGTCCACAGATCATTCCGCTTCAGCCATTCGATCCCTGCCGGGTTGACGTCATGGCCGTACGTGTTCCCGCGCCGGCGGATGAACTCGCCGGAGCCGATCCCTACATCGACCGCACGACCTGAGCCGTAGTGCTTGGCGACGAAGTCGATGCGGCCACGATTGATCCGGTCGGCGATCTCTTGACCGCTATAGCCGGCGCACTTGTCGTAGTAGGCGGCGTCGTATGCGACGAGGATCGACTGGTCGGCCTGGTAGGCCACTCCCTCTTCGCGGCAGAGCATCAGATCGCCGTCTGGCTCGGCGGGGTACGAGGCGATGAAGCGGTCCATCAGGGATTGATCCCAACGACGGCGAACGACCAGGCGAGATCGCGCTCGCCATGCAGCACATCGACGAATCCGAGATCGATGACCAGGTCGGCCATTTGCTCTGGCCGCCACGAGTGGAGGTGCTTCCTGCAGTTCTGCGGCAGCCAATATTCCATGTCTGGATGGGGCAGGTAGAGAAACAGCACGCCGCCCGACTTCAGCCTGGTCTGCCAGTGCTCGAGTGCCGCGACAGGGTTCGTCAGATGCTCGAGACAATGGCTGGAGAAGATGAAGTCGAACGGCCCGTGCGGGAGCTCCATCGCGTCGAGCTGGCCCTGTCTGTCGTGCGGGATCGCTCCGGGCAGCGGCCACTTCCCCGCGCCTACGTCGAGGCCGGCGCCCTTGCAGAAGTGAGCAGCAGTGGCGGCGATGAACTGGCACCCGTTGCCGTGCTTCAGATACTCCGGATAGCGCTTGCCTCCGTAGCTGAACATCATTTGCCGCGCTCCCACAGAGCAAGTCCGGCGCCACCATAGGCGACCTCGCGATCGGGCAGCATGTTCACGAGACGCCACACAGGCTCCTGGAACGGCCATACCTCGTGAAACAGCACGCGCCCGCAGCCGTTCGTCAGCGCCCAGTCGCTATCTGTGTCGTTCGCGTGGTCCCCATCCAGGTAGGCGAAATCGAACTTCGTCGCCCTGGCAATCCGCGCCTTGTGCGCGTTGTCGCGGATGTCGATGCACTCGACGTTCGTCACGCCGAGGTGCAGGAGGATCTCGTGCTTGAGCGCGTTGTGTGCGATGTCGACTGTCACGACGCGCTCGAAGAACCGCGACAGGACGACTGCTGTCAGGCCGTTCCACGTTCCGACCTCGAAACAGCATTCGCCGCTGACGTTCTGCTGGCGTAGGAACTTGCCGAGGCCATGGAAGACCGACGAACGACGAAACGGCGCGACGCCGAACTTCTCGTATACGGCCAGCAGCATCGGGTCGCCGAGCATGATCTGCACGCGCTCGCCGACCTGCTTCTCCATTTCTGCTGTCCAGAATTCCATCAGGTCGAACCCATGATTTCGGTGAGACGTTTGTCGAAGGTGATGCCGGCAGAGTTCGCCCGCAGCCAGAGGCGTTCGCGCTCAGGCGAATGACCAATCGGGTCGTCGGGATTCCCCGGCCGCCAGGGCTCGTTCACGTTGTGCGTGCGCGAGCTGAAGAAGTCGAACCCGGTGAGGTAGACGCTTCGCGGCGCAAGCGCCCGAACGGCGAGCAGCGCAGAGAAACCGGTGCTCGGGATGTGGCGCTCGAGCAGATCGAACGAGGCGAGGAACTCGTCCAGAGGCGGAACGTAGAACGGGCAGAACCACCAGGCCTTGCGGTCCTCGTAGATGTAGCGGAAGTCGACGCCATGCGGCTTGTTGTTCTTCTTGTGCCAATCGCTGTCGAGGAACTGCGCATCGGGACATTTGCAGATGCAGAGACGAACGCCGTCGGCGATCAGTTCGGCGCGGTCCTTCTTGATCGACTTGCCGAAGAAGCTGTAGAAGACGTCCGTCCGGTAGCCGAGCGTGCCGCCGACCTTGTAGTTGTTCACGCGCACGACAACATCGTGGCCGTCGATGAAGCCCGGATCGTTCTCCAGGCAACCGGGGCCGCTGCCGACGATGGCGACGCTCTGCCCCTCAAAGGTCCGGCGCAGCGCTTCGCGATCAGCGAGGAATGAGTGCATCGGCTGCGGCCTCGATTGCTTCGGCGCCGGCGTCGTCGAGGACGTGGCGGCATGTCTGCTTGTGCAGCACCTTGGACGGCGTGATCTGCCGGACGTAGAGCGTCGGCGAACGAAGTCCCCTGCGCGACCAGATCAGAAGCGCACGCTTGCTCAGGGACTCGGCCAGCGGAACGATGAAGGAGACGTAGCCGAGGAACCCGTCGGCCACAGTCGCAGCATCAAGAAGATCACTGACCGACGTCTGGTTCGCCAGGTCGATGTCGATTCCCTCGAACCTGTGCAGGGCCTTCCCGCTTCCGATCTGCACGATCAGCGCCCTCTCCTTCAGGCGATCGATGGCGATCTGGATCGCTGCGCAGTCCGGCAGCAGTTCGGAGCCGAAGCCATCCTTTCTTCCCATGGGCGCCCGCGGCAGCTGGACGAACACGATCGGCCGCCCAGGTTCCTGAAGCCGACCGATTAGCTCGTGGTTCGTCGCCTTCCAGTCCAGCCGGAGATCTACGGGTCCGCGAATCCCTGCCGAGACGCAGCAGTCCTCGAACTGCGTCGTCTCCGGGATGCTCTTCCTGCGGGGATAGTGCGCGATGATCTGCACGCCCGTCCTGCTGAACTTCACCAGCTCGACGCTCTCGCCAAGCGGCCGGAACACATCGGGCCACGCTGTGTGAACGCGAAGCCGCTCGCCACCGGTCTCGATCAGATGCCGAGCGACGCTCTGGACGTAAAGCGCATCCCCGAGGCCCATGCCGCCCCGAATCGATCTCACAGGGCGCTCTCGAGCGAGACGCGCGGGAAGCATTTCAACGCCGTCTCGCGCGTCGCGTTGAGCACCACGACTCCGTCGCGCTGGGCATCGCGCGCCATGATCTCGAAGTGCCTCGGCCAGCGTTTCAGGCTCCCGGCATTGCCGAGCGAGTTCGGATGGTCACCGTGGTGATGGCTCTTGCCGCCTGTCTTCTGGCAGTCGTACCCGAGCAGGACGATCTTCTCGGCTCCCGAGACCATTGCCAGCGTGATCGCCGCCTGGCCGCTATTGAGCGTGTTCGGGAACCACCCGCACTGCCAGAGCGACTCCGCGCCGTATGCCCTTGCCGCGTGGGATGTCGAGAGCTTCCGGCCGCTGCAGATCGCCTCTACCTCGCGGTGGTACTCGCGCCACCAGTTCACATCCATGCCGAAGACCACGTCCGCCCACGGAGCGAGCCTGAAGGTCGTGTTCGTGACCACCGAAGGATGGCCCGACTGCCGCACCGTCTCGCAGTCCTCGGGTGTCAGGCTCGGGCCGGACGCCATGCACACGACGGTCCGACCGCGCCAATCGGGCTTGACAGTCTTCACTGCCCTTCGCTGAGACCGCTGCTGCAGAGCAGCGTCACGCTGACGCGCCGTGTATCTGGGTCAGGGATGACGGCCTCGATGTTGTAGACGACCGCGTCGGGGTCCGTCGCAGGATCGGTGATCCATGCGCGCATGGACGGCCTGAAGCCCGGCCGATAGCGCGTGGTGATCTTGCTCGTGACGCGTGAATGGACAGCCGCGGCAGCCTGCTGCTCGCGTCCCTTCAGGGTTTCCACGTCTGCCGGCATCCTGGAGGACACATCAAACGCCGGCAGCCAGGTCTCGACCTGCGCGCCGTCCGAGTCGAGCTCGACCAGGAGCCGCTCGAACGTGACCCTGTGCCGCAGCCGCCCTGCTTTCACGCCATCCCCAGGCGTTGACGCTTCAGGCCGAGCAGCGCATCTACGCCGAATGGGATCACCGTGAGTGCCTTCTCGAGCGAGGATTCGCGGTTCTCGTAGAAGTGCGCCACCAGAAGCAGGAGCGAATGCCTGATCGCGCCCGGCAGCATCGGCGCGTCTGTGAAGTCCGAGTCGTCGTTCACGCCATTGCGATAGCCGGAAAGGAACCTGATCCGAACCGCGTCCGGCGCAGGAACGATGTGCGGCCATGAGCCCACTGGACGCAGGAGAGGCGGCGAGACGTTGCTGTGGACTGTGTAGTCGTCGCCCTCGTCGAGCTCGCCATCGCTTCCGCCGCCCACAGCGGTGAAGCTCAGGACGCGGATCAGCGGCGCGCGCGGGATGGCAATGCCGCTGGACAGCCACGACGGCCCGCAAGGCAGGGTGTCCATCGCCATCTCGTAGGTGCGCTGCGCAATCGACAGTCCGGTGAAGTCCTCGGCGTAGTCGATCGCTGCATCGAGGAAGGCAAGGAGCAGCGGGTCGTCGGGGTGCGACTCGCCCGATGCCGCGTCGGTGTCCGCATCGATGGGCACGAGCGAGCACTGTGCGCGCAGCGTCTCGATGGCGATGATCGGCCCTGGCGCGGTGTCAATCGGCGTCAGGCCGGCGAGGCGCTCGTGCTGTCTCCGATGCCATGGCCCCGGGAAGCCGGGGTAGTAGCCGTACCACGCGCCGAAGTAGCTCATGCCGCGTCCTTGCCGTCACGGCCGCGCTTGACGGCGAGACGCCACTCGCCCTCTATCTTGCCGGGTGCTTCGGTCGGTCGGTCCATCTGGGCGATCCACCACGAACCGCCGTACGTCACGCCGTCGCCGGCCTCGTAATCCTTCTTGCCGGCCTGGTAGACGCCGGCGTCCAGGGCGACAGGGAAGCTGAACGGGTAGCGTTTCTCGATCGTGCCCTTCCTCAGCACGGCGGTCACTGTGCGGTCGCCGGTCTTCTCGAAGGTCATCTCGTCGAAGCCGAGCCCGTCGATGCCATCGCGGCCGTTCGTCCCGTCCACGCCGTTGCGCGGCATTGGAATCCGATCGATGGCTTTCTGCAGCACGTCGCCAGCACGGCGTTCGAAGTCGAGCGCCCACTTGGCGAGCTCGCCCTCGAGGATGGGGCGGACCTCTTCGATCGTGAAGCTCCTGCCGTCGATGCCGTCCCGGCCATGCGCTCCGTTCTTGCCGTCGATCCCAGGAAGACCGCGCTCGCCCGGGACGCCGTCTTTGCCGGAGACGCCGGGCGCACCGTCCTTGCCTGCGATGCCGGGAGTGCCATCCTTGCCGTCG